CGGTGGCACCTGGGTGCCGATCGGCGGCGGCGGCGACGAGGTGTGGGTCGGGGCCGACACCCCCACCGACAACAACGTCGAACTGTGGTACGACACCGACGAGCCGAACCTGTACGACCAGTACGACGCTCGGTGGAACTCGGCGTGGGGCGTCGTTGGGCAGGCGACAACCAACACTCCGCAGAGCGGCATCGGAGCGACGAAGGTCGACCTGACGAGCATCGCGGTCACCTTCGTCCCCGTGTCCGGTCGCAGGTACCGCGCCTATTTCCAGAGCCACTTCTACGCCAACGGCGCGGGCGTTCTGGACGTCGACATCACCGATGGGGCGAACACCGCTGTCGCCAAGTTCAACGGGCAGGTGGCGGCAGGCTGGGTGCCGTCGCCGGTCGTGATCACCCATGCCATGAGTCCTCCGGCGGGAGCGGCGTACACGTTGAAGGTTCGCTGCTCGATCAGCGCCTCGACGGTCAACTCGTCCCCGACGGGGGACAACCTGACGCGCCTCGTTGTCGAGGACGTCGGCCCGGTGTCGCTCAGCGCCCCGCCCGCCCAGCCCGCCAGCGTGTGGACGAACGTGACGTACCTCAATGGCTGGTCGGGGGAGTCTGGTGGTGGTTCGCAGCCCGTTCAGTATCGGCTCGTTGGTGACAAGGTGGAGGTGCGCGGCCAGGCGATCCGATCGGCCATGGCGGCGGCTCCCGTGTTCAACCTTCCGGTGGGGTTCCGACCGCCCCTCAGCGTGCGCTTCATGCTCGGTGTCCACGTCACTGGGGCTGGCGGGGTGTACCACACCCGCACGGACGTGACCACCGCGGGCGACGTCTTCGTCTCGGATGTCAGCCCCGCGCTGTCGGGCGGGGCGACCCTGTATTGCAGCAACATCTCCTTCTCGGTGAGCAGCTGATGGCGGGGGTTGGCGGGGACTGCATCGAGTGGACGAAGGCGCGTGATCCCAACGGCTACGGCCGGGGCTGGGTGCCCGAACTGAAGAAGGTCGTGCTCGGTCACCGCTGGGCCGTCGCTCAGGTGCTCGGGTGGGATGCCATCCAGGGCAAGGTCGTGATGCACCTGTGCGACAACCCGTCCTGCATCAACGTCGATCACCTGCGTGTCGGGACGCAGACTGACAACATGCGCGACGCCCAGGCGAAGGGGCGTACCCGCGGGACGTTCCGGCCGCAGGAGCGATGCAAGCGCGGCCACGAATACACCGAGGAGAACATCTACCTGCATCCGCGTGATGGCACCCGCGAGTGTCGGGCGTGTATGGCGTGGCGTGAAGCTCGACGTCGAGGGGGTGGTTGAAATCGCAGGTGTCTTGAAGGCCAAGGTCGGTGGCCAGTGGGTGCCGATCGTCGGGTCAGGGATGTCCGCCGAGGCAGCCCGGTGGAACAGCGCGTGGGGCGTCGTCGCGGAGGCTGCTGCGGTCACCGACCAGGGCGGAATCGTGGGAACGTTCATCACGCTGAACAGCCTGTCGGTGACGTTCGTGCCGGTTGTTGGTCGCCGCTACATCTATCGGGTGAAGGTCGAACTCCAGAGCACCGTGGCAGGCGACGTGCCGGTCTTGTCTCTGACGAACGAGGCCAACGCCTCGTTCGATCGTCACACCGGCCGACTCGGGGGGACCGCCACCGAGACGTGGGCGTGGACGTCCATGACTGAAGCGTTCTCGACAACGGCGTCCGTGACTCGCAGGCTGGGCCTGTCCAGGGCGATCGGTACTGGGACGCTGACAGCGACCGCCGACTACAACCGACCGAACAAGTTGATCGTCGAGGACGTCGGCCCGATCACGCCCAGCGCCGTCGCCCCGCCCAACCCGACCCCGGCGTGGATCCCGTTCACGTTGCTCAACGGGTACACGGCGGTGAGTGGTCGCACCCCGCAGTACCGCATGGTCGGTGACGAGGTGCAATGCCGAGGGACCGCGCTCACCCCGGCCAGCCTCACAAACGTCCCGGTCACCTTTCCGGCGGGATTCCGTCCTGCGATCCCTTCAGCCTTCCCTCTCGCGAGTTGGCAGTCCGGCTTCGTTCCGGGGCGGGCGTACGTGACCACGGACGGCGTCTTGGCGCTCCAGCACGTGATGGCTGCTGGCGGCGAACAGCCGTTTGAGACGGTGCGATTCTCGGTGACCCCATGAAAGGAAGGACCTGATGTCCTACAACACCATCTACCAGTCGTCGCAGGACGAGGTGCTCCAGGGGCGGATCACCGCCTGCTGCATCCAAGAAGGCCACGACCCGGAGACGGACGCGATGTGGAAGGTGTACACGGCGCAGGACGTCGAGGCCGCGTACGCCTCGGCCCTGGCTGCCGACAACCCGAACCCCGGCGGGGACGAGGGCGTCATCACTGACGGGATGATCCTCGCCAACGTCCAGGCGTTCTTCAATCCGATGCCACTGGGGATGCCGTTGGCCAACGCCAACTAGCCATGACCGCTGTCGAGAACGAGATCACCTGGGACCAGCTGATCGAGGAACGCGAGTGGCGGCGCTGCTTCCCGCAGACGCGCAACCCAGCGAAGCTGATGGAGGGCTTCGAGTACTGGTGCGCGAACTACGCCTACATCCGCCACCCCGAGCGCGGCCGGATCAAGTTCACGATGTTCGACGCCCAGCGCGACACCGCGATGGGCTGGATGGTCAACCGCTACTCGCTGCTGCTCAAGGCCCGCCAGCTGGGGTTCTCCACCCTGGTCGCGGCCTACTGCCTGTGGCTCAGTTTCGGCTACGAGGACCGCGTGATCATCATGCTCAGCCGCACCGAGCGTGACGCGATCAAGCTGCTGGCCAAGGCCAAGTACATCTACCGCTTCTTTCCGGAGTGGATGAAGTACCGCGGCCCGCCGATGAACGCGACCCAGACGAAGCTGGAGTTCGCCAACGAGTCGTACATGGAGTCCCTGCCGTCAGCATCGGATCCGGCTCGTGGCGAGTCGGTCTACCTGGCGGTGATCGACGAGCTCGCCTACCTGCCCAACAGCGATGAAGCGTGGGCCTCGATCGAGCCGATCGCTGACGTCGGTGGTCGGGTCATCGCCCTGTCCACGGCGAACGGTGAGGGCAACCTGTTCCACAAGCTGTGGGTCGGCGCGACGACCAAGAACAACAGGTTCAAGCCGCAGTTCCACCCGTGGTGGGCCAACGGGCGCACCCAGGATTGGTACGACGCCCAGGCTGCCGAACTCCCCGAGTGGCAGCTGGCCCAGGAGTACCCGGACAACCCCGACGACGCCTTCCTGCGCTCCGGTCGTCCGATGTTCGACCTGGCTACGCTGCGCCGCCTCGACGAGGAAGCCAAGGAACCGATCGAGCGCGGCGACTTCCTCGTCTACCGCGGTCGGGCCTACTTCCCCGACCCGCAGGGGGCGCTGAAGATCTGGGAGTTCCCCAACGAGCACGGGCGCTACGCGCTGGGCGCCGACCCGGCGCAGGGCATGGAGCACGGTGACTACTCCAGCGTCCATGTGATCAACGCCCGCAACGGCCATGTCGTTGCCCACTGGCACGGGCGCATCGACCCCGACCTGTTCGGCACCGACGTGCTCGCTCCGCTGGGCAAGATGTACAACTGGGCGCTGGTCGGCGTCGAGTCGAACAACCACGGCCTGACCACGCTGAAGGCCCTGCAGCGAGCGAAGTACCGGCCGATCTACATGCAGCGCTCGCCGCGCTACAAGCGCTCGGTGCCGACAGAGATCCTCGGCTGGCGCACCAGTCAGATCACCAAGCCGCTGGCGATCGACGAACTGAACATGGCCCTGCGCGACAACACCGTGACCCTGTGGGACCGCGAGACGGTGGCCGAACTGCGCACGTTCGTGCGCGACGAGACCGGCAAGAAGATGAGCGGATCCCCGTTCGACGATCGAACAATGAGCCTGGCAGTGGCCAATCAGATGCTGAAGTACGTGTTCTTGAAGCAGTTCGAGCCAGAACTGGAGCCAGGACCGGGGACGATGGGGTGGATGGAGCGCCAGCTGTACGGCGACGATGTCTTCGGTGACGCCCGCAACCGTCGTAGGCTCGGCCGCGATCCGATCGGCCAGCACTGGATTCGATCCGACAGGAGGGTCCCATGACCGAACGCCTCGACTACCAGAAGCAGCCGTCCCGGTACCACGCTCGCAAGAACGCCCACTGGATGAAGCGGGGCTACGGCGTCCTGCCGCACTCGGTGTGGGGCGACCCCAACCAGTCGGGACCTGCCGGTGGCGGGGCTCCGCCGACCGGCGTCACCGCCGGTTCGCCGGGAGCGTTCACTCCGGCTGGCTGCGACATCCCCGACAACCTGGCGCAGCTGTCGGCCCTCGGGCCGCTCGGCCAGACCACGGCGTGGGGCGTGGGTCAGTACGTCAACCTCGACCCGGTCGGCTCCGCCTACTGGAACGGCACGCAGTGGCGCCTCGGCGTCGGCACCGGCGGGGCCACCCAGGACGCGCACACCACCGACCCCGGCAGCTTCACCATCGCGGAGATCCAGGAATGGGTCGACGATCACGCCGACATGGCCGACGAGGTGCTCACCGCTGAACTGTCCCGCCCGTCACCGCGGATCACGCTGGTCGATTGGCTCGAAGGCTTCATCGCCCACAGGGACGATTGATGCTCTGCCCCGAGTGCGAGAAGCGCCGGATCGCTGAGGGGCACAGCACCTGCTACCCGTGCCACCTCCGTGGTATCGGCTTCACCTTCAAGGGCGCCACGGCAGGGATGTGGAATGGTCCGACGATCCGTGAGCGCCAGGCCGAGGCGATGACCAACCCAAACGCGGAGCGTGCCTGATGGCCAAGTCCCAGTCCCAACTGCTGGCGGAGTACCGCCGCGAGGTGCGTCGCTCGAAGCGCTGGCGGGCCGACAACTACGACGACGACTGGCGGCGGTTCATCGACCTGTACCGCGGCAAGCAGGTCAACGGGGCGTCGGCCGTCGATCGGCTGATCGTCAACATGGTCTTCTCGACGATCAACGTCCTCGGCCCGGCGGTGGCGGTGAACAACCCCCGCTTCGTAGTCAACGCTCGGCGCCCCGAGGCTGCGCCGCAGGCGGTGATCACCGAGGAAGTCCTTAACTACATCTGGCGGACCTACCGCTACCAAGAGGACTTCCGCCTGGCGCTGAACGACTGGCTGATCACTGGCCACGGCTGGCTCAAGGTCGGCTACAAGTTCACCAAGCCGCCGGAAGAGAAGAAGATCAAGGACGGCGCCGACGACAGCAACGCTCCGGCGACGACCGACGACTACGGCGACGACTATGGCATCGACGATCGTGAGGATGTCGAGGGCAACGTCGAGTCGGAGATGCACGCCGCGGTCGACCGCCCGTTCGTCGAGCGCTTGTCGATCTTCGACATGTTCGTCGACCCTGATGCCCGCCATCCCAAGGAGTGGGCCTGGGTGGCGCAACGGATCTGGCGCCCGGTCGAAGACGTCAAGGTCGACGACCGCTACTCGTCCACGGCGCGCAACAAGGTGTCGACCAAGAAGTGGTCGCGCTGGACCGGC